AGTGCAAGTACGAGTGACTACACATCTCTAGAAGGTAAGATAGTTATTATCGGTGCAACTGCTGAAGGCCTCAGTGGTGTCATTGCAACACCAAAAGGTGAACAATACTCTTACATTCCAGTTGCAGTATCCTTACAGACAATCCTAAATGGGGAGACTCTAGTTAGATTTGCAGAGTCCACATTCTTAGAGTGGGTTGCCGCACTGATGTTTGGACTACTTCTTGTACTACTAGCTACCAGAGCTCCATACTGGCTATCAGGTATTATGATTATTGCAATTCCAGTGGGTTCTGTGTATGGTGCGTTCTATTACTTTATGAACCATCTCTGGTTGATTGATTGGAGTTGGATTGTTATAGTAACAACCTTAGTGGGATTCCATGCAATATTCAACAGGTTCACAAAAGAATTCTTTGAGAAACAAGCAATCAAGAAACAGTTCGCTGGGTATGCATCTCCTACAGTGGTGAAGATGTTACAGGAGAATCCTTCTCTAATTAAGGATGGTATTAAGAGAGAAGTATCCATCTGTTTCTCAGACTTACGAGGGTTCACTCCATTAGGTGAATCATTTGGTGATGATGTTAAGGGGTTAACAGAGATAATGAATGGTTACATGGATGCCATCACACAACCTATACTAGACGCAGACGGAATGGTAATCAAGTATATCGGTGACGCATCTATGCATATACACAACGCCCCAATAGAAGACCTTAATCATCCAAAGACTGCCGTTCAGTGTGGTTTGGATATGTTAAAAGCAGTGGAGGTATTCAATGAAAGAATTGTATCCGAAGGGCGACCAGCAGTTGGTATGGGGGCTGGTATTAATACTGGTGTTGGTTATATTGGAGAGATGGGATCAACCGCACGACATTCATATGACATTCTTGGAGACTCTGTTAGTACCGCTGCAAGAATAGAATCAAAGTGTAAGGAATATGGGTGTGTCTTACTGGTAGGTGAAAATACATACAACGCTACCAAAGACAACTTCTTTTACCTTAAAGTGGATGACCTTGCGGTTAAGGGTAAGACTGTGGGTATTAGAATATACACTGTAATAGATACTCACTGTGACGTAAAATCACAAACGAGACACAAGTATATGCATGAGAGTTACACCACCCAAAACTTCTCAACAGCCATAGTAAGCTGTCAGAAGTTAAAGGGTGAGTTTGGTGGACAATTGGACAAGTATTATGACATGTGGATAGAACGATGTGAATACATGTTAAAGCAAGACTTACCTAGTGATTGGAATGGTGTATTCATTGCAACCACTAAGTAATTAGAACCAGTTCATTGGGTTAAACATATTATCTTCTTTTATTACCACAGGCATTGCCAAAGGCTTGTTGATAGTAGTTATCGAAGTCCTATTTTGAGCACCTTGCATAAACATAAATGGTGCAGCTGCCGCACTAGTTTTATTCATCATAGCCTGTTCATTCAAGGCCTTAGTCACCGCTGTGGCTACTAGAGTCTTAACATCTGATCTAGATACAAAATTCTTCGGGTCAAACTTTACCTCAGCATCATCACCACCAAACCATCCACCTGATAGTATGTTTGTTATCTTACCAACAGAAGGTAACATTTCTTTGATTTTTTCCCATGTTGGGAACAAGTCTGTAATACTTTTCCATATATCTTTAATCTTCCCAAAGTACGCACCAGCTAAACCTGCAACTCCCTTTGAAACACTTGCGAAACTAAAGGAACCATCTTCTTCACCAAATATACTAGTAAATCCTGCTGTAAGACTATTGCCCATTGCAGTCAAACTTGCCTTAGCTTCATCAAAGGTGGGTATTGGAAGACCTATTGCAGTTGCTAACCCTGTACCAAAGTTCAGAACTGATGCAGACGCTTCTGCAAACGTAGGAATTTCTATACTGGCAATTTTAGTAGACATTGAAGAACCAAATGCAAGTACACTATCCTTTGCAGACTGAAATGTCTGAGTTACACCAAGCTCAGTAAGTTTAGCACCTACCGAGTCACTTAGTCCACCAATACTAGTAGCAATGTTTGTCATACCACTAGAAATAGTCTCTTGATCTACAAGTCCAAATGTCAATCCAGACAACACACCAGCAGTCGCCTCTCTGGCAATAGACATCCCAGTGGAATTTTCATTCTCTGCTTCTTTCATACCAGCAGTAAAACCATCCCAAAGACCACTTATAGCAGTAACCGCAAGTCCAACGACAGGAAGAAATTTTAAACCTTTAAGGGCTGCACCAGCAACTCTCGCCAATCCAGTTTTCTTTTTTGGAAGTGCAGTGAATCTGCCGCCTGGGCCTCTTCCAACTGTTGGAACTCCTTTCTTGGGCCCACCAAAGATTAACTTCTTTAGTACGGGCAACCCAGTTGCGGCAAGTAATGATGCACCTAAACCAGCAACGGCAGTCATAATAGTCTTTCCTAGACTTGCTAGGGATGAAAGGAAACCACCACCTTTCTTCTTCTCACCCGATTCGGCCGCTTCGCTTAGTCCAACAAGTTGACGTAATAAACCAGTTTGAGTCTGTTGTTCTGATAATGTATCATCTGCTTGATCTCTTGCTTCACCAGCAATCTCAGCTGCTTTTGCCCCAGATGGCCCCTTTTTGGAGTCTTTATTCATCGCCAGTTTCAAATCTTTGTTTGCATTTTTGCCCAAATCTCCCTTTATCCATCGCCAGTTTCAAATCTTTGTTTGCATTTTTGCCCAAATCTCCAGCTTCTAATCCCATTTTTTCTACAGATTCAATAAGGTCTTTATTGAACTTCGCTCTTTGCTCCTTTAGGTTTGCTGCCTTTTGAAGCTTCAGAAGTTTCTTCTGAGGAATACCCAAGTTTTTAGCAAGTGCTTTATTTGCCTGTTTTAATTCCTTGGCCTGTTTCTGTCCTTCAGTACGAAACAACTTTTGATAGACTTTAGCGCCAGGCAGTTTACCAAGCGCAAATTTAAGTCCTTCACCAGATGCACTTATCCCTTTTCCTATAGTATTGAAACCCTGCTTAGCAACATTAGCATTATCATTCATAGCTTGCTCGAGTGACGCATTCGACTTAGCTATGTCAAGGGCTATTTGTGAAAAACTGTTTTCTAACTTGGCCATTTGTTATTTCCTATTTCTTCTTGGTGTACGCTTGAGTACCAAAGAATGCAGCAACAATTGCGGCGACTGAAACGAAGTATACACTTGCCATACTTCCTAGTACTTTGCCTGCTTCACCGAGTCCTAACCAATATGCAAGTACAACTGCAAAAGGATATAACAACATACCCCATAATGCAAACCATGCCATTTGTCTCTGTGCATCACGCATTGCATCACCATCTTCAAGTTCTTTGCGCTTGAATTCCATGTGTAATGCATGTTCTTCTTCTGATACTGTACCATCACCATTACTATCTGCTGGGTGGTGTCCTAAAAACTGCTTTTCATCTGACATTCCATTCTCCTATCTGTTCATTGACTCATGGCGAGTCCTCATTGCTTCGTCTTCTAAGTGTTGTGTTAAAAGAGCGATATAAATCTCCCTCTCCCATGGCAACATACTTTCAAGTTCAGATAAAGAATAACTATGCTGGTGCATGAGTGTAAAATTCAGTCTAAAATAGTTCTCAAGAGTATTATGAGAGAGGGCTATTAGAAAAAATTCTGCATACCCTCAATCACAATTTCATTCACTACCCCAGTGTTTGGGTTCTTTACCTTAACTAAATGTTTTACCTTGGGCATAGTATCAAAGAACTCTTGAACCTTTTCAAATTGGCTATGTGATAATGAGTCAATAAACTCATCTAGTTCCTTTGCATCCATGTCACTCTTTGCATAAACATTTTCTTCGTCATGTATCTGTGATATACAATCCTTAACGATTGCAAATCCTGCTTCACCTTCTGATAAATCAGTTACCTTAGCGATAGAGTCAACGCGAGGATATTCTAATGTTAACCCTACAGTATCGGTTAATTTAATTTCAGCGTTATGTGATACATCTCGTACACACTCAACTTCATCTAAATTAATCTCTACATCTACTTGTGTCTCTCCATCATCTGGCATCAACAACTTAACTGTTGCAACCTCACCAATTGACTTAGAACGCAGTTTAATAAAAACATATTCAATGTCAAAGAATGGTAGTGTATTGGGTTTTAACTCTCCAAACGTACAATTCTCTATAATCTGTTCTACTGCCCGCAACATGTCAGAGTCTTCACCTGTTGATTGTGCAATTAGTAGTATCTTTTCTTCTTTTACTAAGAAGGGTCTATATTCAATCGTTTTCCCTGTCGAGGGTAGTATCAATTCATACTTAGCCGTGGCCAGTTTTGGTAATGCCATTATTATCTCCTGTTACATAATGTTAATATTATTTAGGTTACTTACGAAAAGTCTCTTATTGCGTTAGAAAGTCCACCTGTCAAAAATTGTAACGGGTTGCTTGTAAAATTTCTCACACTATTCATTGTGTTTATGATCTGTTGGCCTTCGGGGGGTATACCAATTCCAAATAAATTCTGCAACCTGTAAAGAGGATCTGTTTCACTAAATCTAAGTCCTGTTTCGCTTTGTGCATTACCATTCAAACCAGCATCTATCCAAGTTGCACTTTTTGTGCCCTGATAGTTAAATCCAAGAGGTGACCAGTTTTTAAATGCCATCTGCACTGTTACTGTCAAGAAAGAGTTTCCAGATTCCATACTGTATTCGATGGGCCCGACTGACTTAGGGAATACTTCATGTACGCGAATGGCAGATGCAGTATTGTCATTCTGATCTAACTGAGAAATATCCATTTCACCAATGTAATCGTTATAGTAATTTAAATCGTAGGATGCAGGGTCTATTATTCTATCTTGCCATTTGTTAAAGAATTCTCTTACTCTATGATCTGTATCAAGAATGTAAGTTACTGAAAGTTCTTCTGCATAACTAATACCATTCGCCATTTCGTAACTTGGGCCATACGTATTTTCGTTTGGAGTAGTAGTGATATTCTTGCCGGGCATCGTGACACTTTGTACACGCAGTTCCAGTTCAGGCGCAGCAACATTAGTAGAATACAGACCTCCATTATATTTGATTGGTTCCAACTCAGGGGTTAATTTGGGGGTATATATTCTAACACTAAAAAGATTAGGCCTTGATACATTTTTACTAAATGTACTCATAAAGGAATTAATAGGACTGCTTTGTTCTGTTTTTGATGGGGGTCTTTCTAACATTATCGGTTCATCCTTCTTGAGTCTGAATAAACTTTGCCGGTAGTTGCACCGACAAACTTCTGTACTGGTAGTAGTACTGCTGTCATCATTTCATCTGCATCAATCACTCTGAATGGTGATTTTACATGATCAAATAGATATCTTTTTACTGTTGGTTTGACTAATGGATTTCTTTTAACTCTATTCCAAGTCAGACGTATTTTTGTCTTATCATTCATATTATTATCTGTTGCATATTCTGATATTACATTGAGCAGTTTAACTCTCATAGGAATGGATAGGTAGTGGAAGTTTAATCCAATGAATCCTCCTTCTGCAACCTCAATAGGCATGATAAGAGGGAACCTGTCATAGTATGGTAAAGTCGCCTTATGTTTTGGATCATATCCAAAGAAGTTCATTTTACCAAACATGGGTGCTTGCCGCACCTTTCCCTCACGGATTAACTGCTGTGGAGGTGGAGTACCGAGATCACGAATCTGATCTCTGAACCATCTTACTGAGCGTTCGTTCCCACCACTACGTTCTAATATTGTATCAAAGTATGTCATACTTCTATTTATACAGACTAACCCACATGGTCTTCAGTAAGTATCTTAAATTCCATTCCTCTGTCGGTACACCACTCAATTGCAGCTTTCCATTTTGCTTCATTAACACCCCATGTACGAACTTCAGTAATATATCGTCTGGTTCTACGTTTTGGAGTTTTGGGAGGGCCGCATTGTATCTTAGGTTTAACTTCGATAATCATCTTTTTGATGGTTTTATCTCTCTGTCTAACCTTTATGTAAAAGTCTGGAAAGTATCGGTGCATCCGTCCATCTAAGGGGGATGTGTATGGTATAATAACCTCTTCACTACCCCATTCTAGTATTGCACTGGTGTTATCACAATACACCATAAATCTACGTTCCCATAAAGAACGATACACAATCTTTCTTACATCTCCTCTATACTTTGTTATGTTACTAGGGAGAAATTTTCCACTGTATGCCATGCTAAACCTTATAAATACTTTTATGAAACAATATAGGAGTATTTAGACATGGCTGTGCATGAAAGAGGTCGTTTTGGGCGAGGTGCTAGAAGTTTGAATAATAGATTTAAAAACCAAGGAGAATTGGTTTATGGTGCCGATAGTGGCGCAAACCAGAACCATTTCATTAAGTTTACTGCAATGATTCATTCTAAAGCAAATATTGCTTTATCCAGTGTGGCTGAAAGTCTGGCCACAAGCAACTTGCAAGTTAACAGGGTAGTAACAAGAGCTCCGATGGTATCCTCAGAGACTATGATAAAACTGTTTCTTCCAGCGCAGATAGCGGTATCGCAAAAAGTAAATTATGGCGAAGCAGAGATTGGTGGATTGATTGCTGGTGGAATGTCTTCATTGAAGTCATTTATGGGTACTGATGGTAGCTTAGGTGACAAAGGTGTTGCATCTTTAAAAGCTGGTTTGGCTGAGTTCACTGGAGCAACTGGTGCTGGCGGAATAGGAGATGTGGCCCTTCGTGCTGCTGCTAAGGTAGGAGAAGGTTTAGGGGTAACTGGTGGAACTGCTGCAATTAACATAACGTCTGGTGTAACTGTTAACAACAGAACGGAGATGATGTTTGAAGGTTTAGACAGGCGTGCATTTGCATTTACATTTAGACTCATACCACACAGTGCAGAAGAAGCCGCGACAATAAAACAGATAGTTGACTCTTTTAGGTATTACATGTTACCAGAAGTTCCAGAAGGCGCTACTTTTGGAAGGGCATTAAAGGCACCATCTACATTTAAAATTCAGTACGCCCATGAAAAAGAGTTACATAAAATAGGCGAATCTGTGTTAGAAGGTGTTGATGTGAAGTATGGTGGAGACCGTCCACAATTTCATAGGGACAATAGACCAACAGAAACAGAATTGACTCTTCAGTTTAAAGAATTAGATATTATGACTAAACGCAGCATTGTAGAGGGATTCTAATGTACTTTATTAACTTTCCAACAGTTGGACATGATGTAAAGGGTGATGGGGTATTGACTCAAATGACAGACATCACTCGTAGGGCAAGAGTATCAGAAAACTCTATTGTCTATAGTGCATCTTATGACTATTATGATGTAGGAGATGGAGAGCGTCCAGAGGACATTGCATATGACTTTTATGGAGACTCTAACCTACACTGGATTGTCCTAATGGTTAATAACATTAAGGATGTTTATACAGATTGGCCCATGTCTGTTACTAGACTTGAAAGTTTCGTAAAGTCTAAATATGTTAGTGCAAACGATATTCATCACTACGAGATATATCAAGATTCTGGCGACACTACAGTGATAATTGAACTTCCAAGTGATGCGGCAACTGTAAAACCAGCTAGTGCAGTCGCAATTACTAACTACGAATATGAAGAAGCACAAGTAGAGAAGAAAAGGCGAATTAGACTCATTCGTCCAGAATTTGTGCCTTCTTTGAAAGAAGAGTTTAGAAAAAGTATTAGGACTTAATCATGGCCGATTTAGAATATGCTGGTGAATACATAATTGAAGAATGCTCGATTTACTCTACAAGTGGTGAGGTAGTTGATGTCACTGCACTAGTCTCGACAATTAATATATTCGAAGACATCTTCAAGTCTTCATTGACAGGAAATATTGCTCTTGTAGATACTAACAATCTTCTAACAAGGTTGCCTCTCATTGGACAAGAGAAGTTGCGGTTAAAACTATCAACACCACAGATAACTGTAGCCGATAGAAGTCGTTCACTTGATTTCACAGACCATCCCCTATACATCTATCAAGTTAGTGCCAAAGTACCAGTAAACGATAGTACAGATGCATTAGTTCTTTCCTTCACCACCGCTGAGGCCGTTCGTAGTAATAGAATTAGGGTAAGTCAAGCATTTGAAGGTGAACCTGCTGTTGATATTATTAAGAAGATTATAAGGGATGAAGACTTATTGAATTCTAAGAAAGAGTTCTATTATGAAGAGACAGCGAACAACTACAAGTTTGTATCTCCAAATATGCGTCCAATAGATTTTATCAACTCTATTACAAGTAGATGCCTGTCTAAAACATATAACTTTGCACCTACATTCTTATTCTATGAGACATGCAGGGGATTCTTTTTTAGAACTATTGATGGTATGTTGGACAATAAAAAAGTCAAGCAAGTCTACATCGAAGATACCCCAAACTTAGAGTCTGATGTAGAAAGAAACCTGATTCGATTAATTAGTCATACTGTTGTTGATTCTACCAATGTTATGAAGAACATGCGACAAGGTATGTATGCATCTAATCTTTTGATGATTGACTTAGTTAATAAAACTGTAGAGAACTTTAACTACAACTATTTTGACAGTTTTGAAAATGGTGAGAAACAAGATATACATGTAGATGAACATGCCAAGTATGTAACTGACAACAAACCACTGGCATCTGAAAGTAAAGACGATTTTGGTAAATCACTTGCAGACTACGATCAATCAACAGTCTATATGCAAGCAGTGGATAGGAATCAACCTAATGGGTTGTTATCAGTACGTCACTCTGGACAATTTGATTACTCAGGTACAGACAGTTGGTTACAACGTAGAAAAGGTAGGTTCTCTGCAATGAGAGCTGCAATAACTATGAACATAGTAGTATATGGACAAACTGACATTTCTGTTGGAGATTTGATTGGTTTAAACATAAAGAATAAGGCTCATTATGTCACCGACCCAAATGATAAAGACCCGTACTATGGAGGTAGATATCTTATTACTCAACTTAGACACTCATTCACAGCAATGGATGGTCAAGCGCTACACACCATGCATATGCAAGTCGTGCGTGATACAGTTTCTTCACAATATCCTAAAAATGGTGTTACTTTAGTTGATGCAAAAGAAGTATCCCCCGTAGATAAATTAATCCCGATGGGTAGTGAAGATACTACCCCATCAAATTACTAAAGGAGGACCAAAGGCAACCTAATTTGTTATGTTAACCATTCACATTTAATCAGAGGTAATATATGACCACCAAACTCAAAAACCGGCTTAAGAAGATGAACTTCCAACAGAGGTTGAACCGCAGAGTTGAAATTGAAGATAAAAAGGATGATAAATACTATGAGGAAATATACACAAACAAGATTCGAGAGTTGTTAGGACAAAAAAATGAAAACATTTCAAGACATGCAGGAGGGGGTTTATGACCCTAACATATTTAAGGCCATCTTTTTAGCAGGTGGGCCAGGCAGCGGTAAGTCTTATGTTGTTCGTAAGACTACTGGTGGATTAGGTATGAAAATCGTAAACAGTGATGACATCTACGAAAAGATGTTAAAGGATGCTGGACTAGAACCCACACCAGAAGATATATTCTCTGATGAAGGGCAAGATATTCGTCTAAAGGCGAAGAAAGTCACTAAGGTAAAACAAGGTGGATTCTTAACAGGTCGGTTGGGTGTCATCATTGATGGAACAGGTAAGGACTACGCCAAGATTGCAAAACAGATGCAGTCATTGACGGGACTTGGGTATGAGTGTTCTATGATTTTTGTCAACACCTCTTTGGATACAGCACAAGAACGCAATCTGATGCGTAAACGCACACTACCAGAGAAACAAGTTGCCGTAATGTGGAAGGAAGTACAAAGTAATATTGGACAGTTTCAAAGTCTATTTGGTTCAAGGAACTTTATCATTGTGGATAACAATGAGGCTGGAGAAGACGTTTTTGTTAAAGTCTGGAAACGGATAAACAAGATGGTCAAAACAAAGGTAACTAACAATATTGCAAAACGATGGATTGAGCAAGAGTTAGATAAGAAAAAAAGATAATAATAATAAAATATTTGAAATAATATTCAAGTCCTTGTTCTGCAAGGACTTTTTTTTAATCTTTTTTTGACAAAACACTTGACTTGTTATGGTAACAGTGGTATAATTAGTTATAGAATAAAGAAAGAGATAGAAATATGGAAAACGATGTGATTGCAAAGGATCTTTTAACTAAGTTTATAAATTGGGAAACTTCAAAAGAACTTCGTAAGACTACTGCTGGCAGCAACGGTCAGTTGAGACCATTCTTGAGCTCAACTAGAACAAGTGATGGAGGGGCCCACAGAGATGGAATGTCAATGAATGAAATACTAATAAGAAATCTTTATATGTGGTCTGACTATGCTTATGATGGTATGAGCTATAAAGAAATTGCAAATAAGTTTGACTTGTCTTATGGACATGTTGCTTACAAAGTTTTTGAAATGGATAAAAAAATTAAATTATTTTTCAAAAAACATATTGGTGAAGTTTAGTTATATGCATAGAACAAAATGTTCTAATAAAACCCTTGACTTGTTATGGTAACAGTGGTATAATGGTTACATAGAATAAAGAAGAGAGTATATTATGTGGTTTAATGAAGAAAAAGAGATGCATATGGTGAAGTCAATAACACGAAAAGAACTGTCAACTTTAACTCAGCAGTATCATTCTGCTTTGGAAAAGAAACAGGGATGGATCATTCAGGCAATGGAAATGGTGCTTGATAGAATTGAACTAGGGGAAGTTACGATTGAGGGGTATACCGAATCATATAGTAAGGATTCAGTACAATCATACCGCCAATGGGTGAAAAGCAAATCAGGTAAGATTTTTATTCAAGAAGATAACACAAGGGAACTATTTTGAACACTGTAGAGCAGTATGCGGAAGAGAAGAAACGAGTGGTTGATGCAGTCCTAGCAGAGATAAAAGTGGATCTCTCCAATGGTGCCAACCAATCCGTCAAAGGTCTACTTATGTTACTCTCAGTAGACAAGCTCAAAGGGTATTTGCCTGAAGAATGTGAAGTCAAATCAAACTATCACTGTTAAAGGAAAACAAATGAACGAATTATTATTAATACTTGCAATAACATCAATGTCTGGTGCAGGCGAGTTAGAACACAAGGTTGTGCAATCGGCACTACCATCAACTATAACAAATCAATATCTTCATGTAGACACGGGTTCTGTTGGTTTACAGGGTATTAGTGGGCGCCAACGATGTTGGACAACTATAATTTACGGGAGCAACGGGCAAGCAATGCCACGGGTTGAATGCATATGACATTATATTTAGATATGGATGGAGTCCTAGCGGACTTCTTTAAAGGTTTGGCACTGTATTATGGTGTTGACCACTGGAAAAAGATACCAGAAAAGGAGAAATCAATCGCTGCATTAGGTGGTTCTGACTTCTTTAACAGGTTAGATGTTTTCGAAACGTCTGTACAGTTAGTGGAGTTTGCAAAAGACTTCGGTGATTGGGGTATTTGTTCTTCACCTCTACGGGGTGATCGTGACAACTCTGCATACTGGAAACGTGTATGGTTGGAACGGAATGGATTCTTACCAGAGGTGGATAAGTTAATATTCACTGGCCAGAAAGAACACTATGCAGTCGATTCTATAGACGGAACTCCAAACATCTTAATAGATGATAAACCATCTAACATCAAACAGTGGATTGCTGCTGGTGGTATTGGTATTCGATATCAGGCGAATGAGGATGACTTAGAGGAATACTTGTTTGATGAAATCCACCGCGCCATTAAACACGCCAAAGAAACACGAATGCGGTTATATCCTTATACCAAAGAGTTCTAAGAAAGATTGGTATTTTAGTTGACTTTGTTATGAAAACAGGGTATAATGGTTACATAAGATAGTGAAACGAAGAGAGAAAAGATTATGTTTATGATTCCCAGTTTTTATGAAGATGTACCGACTAAAGATGACGCAATTAACATGATGACACGATTGGGTGGAGGTGGATTACTTGCGGGCATGAAAGCGTTTGATGTCATTTGGGAAGATCATATTGCCCAGCCTGATGCAGATGATGATGAATTCTTTAGTAGGTGGTGTTATGAAGTGAATGCTTACAATGTTGTTTATGAGAATTTTGGTAAGTTGTTTGCCGCAGAAATCAAATTTTAAAGAAGGATTATATTATGTGGGTAGTAATTGAAAAGGGTAAAGTAATCAGTACCGAGATAGACTTCGGTAACGCTGCTGAGATGCAGTTAGCACTTGAGATGGACAACACTCGTAGTATCCGTATTATGAAAGAAGATGACTATCTAGAACAGATGAGTGAGATGGAAAGTATGTGTGACAAACGTCTTGCAGCCGGCCGTGAAGGTTATGGAGATTGGAGTTAATATGATAAAGGTTTTGAGTTGGACATTGGCGATTTTGGGTTTCTTGGTTATCATGGGTGTTGCTGGTAACGACTGTGATGGAAAATGTATGGAAAACTCCTTGACATTAGTAGACATGTTAGTGTATACTGTATGTGGGATGTCGTTAATGGGTTTAGGAATTTATTTAGGAGTAAAATATGACCGATGAAATTACTGTTGTTAATTGGTATGCAGATGATAGTGTAGATATAAATGGCACTTGTCATCAAGGTGAGTTGACTGCAACTTACTCAGAACTGTGTGAAGTGTTTGGTAAACCAACATACACCGAGGCCGACCCTTATGAGAAGGTTAACGCTGAGTGGTCTGTTGATGTTGTAGTTGTAGATCAGTGGGATAACTCAGAAATCTGCAACGAAGTATTTACAATATATAACTGGAAGACTGAAGGTATACCAACAGGGAAGTATAAGTGGCACATTGGTGGGTTTGAGCGTGTTTCTGTTGAACTTGCAACTAAGATATTCAACGATAGTATGGCGGCGTAATGAGATATCAAACAGTACCTTACGATGAGATGACACAGTTAGAACGTAAGTCTAATGTGTTTGCAATTCTTCAACAAGAGAATCTTTCCAAGTGGGCCCTAAACTATTGGGGTACAGTGTTTGAAACTATCGCCACCAATAAGAAACAATATGATGCAAGAATTGAAAGTGCAATTCTGTTGGATGAAATGTCATCACCAGAAGAAATGCGTTATAAAGAGTATAACGACTTATGAACATTAATGACTGTGCAGAGAAGTATGGAGAGTCCATAGATAATCTATCCACAGAAGTTTTACTAGAGGCAATATATAATGAGCGGTATGCACATAATGCCAGTGTACTTCAACAACGTGAAGACAGGACGCAAGAAGACGAAGAAAGTCAATCCAGAGAAGTATAAACTTCGATGGCGTGAACATAACAAATGGTTGAAGATGTCACATTCCCCAGTTATTACACTGGAAGAATACATCGACTACCTACAGGGGCGAGTCAAAGTCAAACAAGTGAAAAGTTCTAGTAACAAGACACTAGGACAAGTCACACGAACTCCTGTATCACCTAGAATCCCATCAGCTGGTGATGGTATTGGTAATGCGTTTAAGAAAGAACAACCAAGGTACAATGGTAACTTAGTCATTGGCCAGGCGTACAACAAGGGTGGGATGCAAGTCCTATCGAAACAAGAGTCAAACGACCCTATGACGGGTAAAAGGAGATAGGTATGAGTGAATTTAAAATTAACAAAGTCGGTAAACTATGTGATGAATTTGAATCACAAGCATATGAGTGGGTACTCCATGACATCCAACAACATTTTGGTATTACTACACGGGACACTGCTGAATTTACTAAGGGACAGATACAGGAACTTGAACACTTCATGGAAACTGCTGACTATATTGAAGCGTATTGTGCAATGGTAATACGTTCTATGATTGATAGTTGGTATCAAGAATCGGCCGAATATGGTAATTAAATGATTGTGATGAAAGTTGTTGACTATAGAGTCGCAACTCTTTTTGTACAAGAAAGACACTATAGTCCTGTGATGCCGAAACTAACCAAACACTGGTTAGGTGCTTATCAGGACGATATTCTTGTAGGTGTTCTAACCTTGGGTTGGGGTACTAATCCAATGGGTACTATCAAGAAGATGTTCCCAGAACTCACCACAGCAGACTATTTTGAGATAGGTAAGATGTGTATGGATGAGTCCATGCCTCGAAACTCTGAGTCACAGATGCAGAGTGCAACTATCGCTTGGATGAAGAAAAACGTCCCAGACGTTAAGTTCCTATACACTTGGGCAGATGGTATTGTTGGTAAACCTGGCTATGTCTATCAAGCAGCGAATTTCCTGTATGGTGGATTCATCTGGAGTGACGTATATGTCACAGAAGATGGTGAGAAGGTACACTTTCGCACAATACAACGTAAGTTAAAGAAGATAATGAATCGTCCAGAGTTGAAGTACGGGCCACGTCCATCTGATGAGTATATGAGTGAACAAGGGTTCTCTCGCATATTCGGTAAACAGTTTCGGTACATCTATCCTATCACCAAGAAGTCTAGAAAGTTACTAAAACAATCTACCATAAATTGGACTATAGACTATCCAAAGGGTAAAGACTTGCAGTGGAAGATTAAACGTCCATACGAGACATCCTACACGCTCACAGACACCATGCCGTACGAACATAGGGGTAACAGTGTAAAACATAACAAGAGTAACGTCAGCAAAGTTTCAGATAAGTGGGGTAAATCAACCCTTGACGAGTTCTTTTAACCTAAATAACTGTAAAGGAGTCTACAATGGCATACAGCGAACAAGTACTAGACCACTATGAAAACCCTCGTAATGTGGGTAAAATGGATGGTGATTCCCCCTCAGTAGGTACTGGAATGGTAGGCGCCCCTGCATGTGGTGACGTAATGAAACTCCAGATACAGGTTGATGGTGGTATCATCACAGATGCAGTATTCAAGACGTATGGTTGTGGTAGTGCGATTGCATCATCATCACTACTAACTGAATGGGTTAAGGGTATGACGTTAGACAGAGCTGGTGAAATCAAGAACACTCACCTTGCAGAAGAACTTGCACTCCCTCCAGTAAAGATACATTGCAGTGTACTTGCAGAAGATGCAATACAGGCGGCAATCAAAGATTATAGAGGTAAACAGAAATCAGTCTCCTTATAACAGATGATTGCATCAATTGCGACATATGTCTACCAGAGTGTCCCAATGAAGCGATTTATGTTGGGGAAGAGATTTACGAGATTGATCCTACCAAATGTACAGAGTGCGTAGGACATTTTGACGAGCCACAGTGTGCAGAAGTATGTCCAGTGGATTGTTGTTTATTCGACCCAGACAATGTAGAAACCGAAGAACAGTTATTAGCAAAGATTAGATAGGAACACGATTATCATTACACTAACCCCATCTGCAACTGAAAAGATGCACGAACATCTGTCACTAAGAAAAGATACCTTGGGTATTCGCTTAGGTGTAAGGAACTCAGGATGTAACGGGTATGCATATGTACTAGAGTTTGTTACGGAAACAACTAACACAGATACAGTGGTGGAGAGTGGTGGTATTAAGTTATTTTTCGACCCTAAGAGTGTCATTGCACTGGCAGGGACTGAATTGGATTATGTACGTCAAGGATTGAATGAAGGATTTGAGTACAACAACCCCAACGTGAAAGCATCATGTGGATGTGGTGAAAGTTTCACAATATAGACAGGAGAAGTGCCGTGGCGTCACGCAATCATAAACAGTGGTTAGAACAACCATCAGTCGAGTACATTAGTAGTGAGTGTTACAGTAGTCAAGAAATCTACGAGAAAGAACTCAAAGAGATATTTGCAAAGGTGTGGATACCTATCATACACAAGAGCGAGATAAAGAATATAGGTGATTATCGTACATCACAAATCGCCTTTCAGAACATCATCATTGTCAATCATGGTGATAGAATCGGGTGTTACATAAACCCAGGCTTGAAAGGTGTATCAGGTAACGTATTGAACGAACTTGAACGAATTGTAAAAGAGTGTCGTGAACTACACAGTGAAGTGAAACATGGTGGAATGGTATGGACTACATTAAACCCAAGTCCAACACAGAGTGTGGAAGAATGGACAGATGGTTCGTTTGACTGCATTACGACTGCAATCGACTCAGAAGAACTAGAGGTATTCCATTACCACAAGGCGATCATTCCTACCAACTACAAACTATGGCATGACACCAACAGTGAGTTCTATCACGACTACATGCACTACTTCAATCGTATCACTGGATTCACTGATGAGTACTTTGCTCGAGCATGTACAGGGTTTGATAACGGACATGTGAACGTGGGTAGTTTCGAGGTGCAGTACGATAAGTTCGAAGGTGCAGCAGATCGCGGTGCATTGAGTTTTCCAGGCGTCCCTCCAAATCAATGGTACATGGTAGATTTATTTCCTGGCTATAACTTCAACCTAAGAGGTAGTGCATATCGAAGTGACAGTATCACTCCATTAGGACCAGACAGTGTATTAATTGAATTCCGTGGATATGGTTTGTTGAGTGATTCTCCAGAAGATCGCAAACAACGTATAAATGACCACAACACCATATGGGGCCCATTCGGACGCAACTTGCACGAAGACCTATTAGGTGTGACAGGACAGGGAGTTGCAATGGGTAAGGGAACGGAACGTAGGAACATATTGCATGGCCGGCATGAGAACAACACGATACATGATGAAGTGGGTATGCGTCACTACTATGCAGAGTGGGGTAAGTACCTCAACGTAGACCCATCCAACCCTTTAAAAGTAGTTGACAACGCCGCATAAAAGTGGTATAATAGTATTATGAATTAGTAGGGAGATAGTATGATGTATTGGATAATCAGTAAGTGGACTTCGTTGACTGCTTACCTAAAGAAAGACTTGGAGATACGAAATGTGTACGACAAGTCAAAACTTGAATATAAGGATGGTGACAACACATGAAGAACATTCCAGTAGTAATCAAGAATGGAGCGAAGTACTACGAGAGTGAAGTCTCTCAGGAGAATCAAAAGTACACAGGGTGGCACTGGTGTAGTGACACTAAGGCGTACTATCGCTGGGACGGACTCATGGCGAGTCACTTAGTAGAGTCCAGTATACCCTTTCTATCGTGGCCAAAGACTTCGTAGCGATGGACGCGAGTAAGGAAACCATCTGGCACTTTACATGTGAGTATTGTAAAGGATTTTGGAGTATTGCAACAATGGACGCATGGACTCCAAAGAAATTATATTGTCCACACTGTGGAGAAAAGAATGGATTGACAGAGAAGGAACATTCGGGAGAGTACGTTCCTAAGACATGGCTATCCATTTGTAATGAAGGGAGAAACTAATGACTGATGTTAAATCACCCCATCCACCAGAGTGGAATGGAAAGTATGCAGTCCAAGTAGAACTGTTCCAGAACGAGTTCGTCTGGTTACAAGACGATATGAGAACAGTCAGTGAAGAAACCCAGTGCAACGTAATGTTGTTTGATTCCGAAGAGAATGCGGCAGTCGCTGCAAAGACTTGGAACACTGGACAAGTCAAGAAATATAAACCATAGGAAAAAATATGATGAACCACCCCATAGAACGTAGTACCCTTGCAACGATGCTCACGGAGAGTGTCCAAACAATAACCTTTAACAAAGTGAACGGAGACCAGAGAGTAATGAACTGCACCCTGATGTCGAAGTACTTACCAGCCACCGCCAACGCACCATCTAAGAAGGTGAACGAGGAAGTCCTAAGCGTATGGGACGTAGACGCCCAAGGGTATCGAAGTTTTCGTATGAACAACATCACCAACGTGGAAACACCACAGTCTTGGTGCAGTTAAAAGATATAGTCGAAAGTCTAATCATACTCACTCTAATCATAGTACTGATCGGGGTGAGTATACCTATGTCTATATTACACGCAACACTTAAAATGTATGAGAGAGGAATATGATTAGTAAACAATGTAAAGAGCACTTAAAGAAAGAAGGTAAGACAGGAAGAGAACATATGATACATGCACTAATGATCGCAGTAAGACTACAGTGTCTTATCCCTGCATTAATCATACACAGTATCTTCCCGAGCTTGTTCAAGATGACTGCATCTAATACCATGAGTGATATACTGAAGGATAAGATCCTATTGGATGAGCATTGGGACTTAACAAGGAATAATTCACAAGACACCCTAAAGAGTCGTGAGTTACGAAGAAGAAACAACTTCAAGTGGTACAACGATAAGTGAAGTAAGTAAAGTCAGAACGTGACTAAATCCCCTCTAATAGTCACAAAATGACGTTTGATATGCCCTTGCGGAAGTAAAATGACTCTATAATGGGGTATATTCAAGGGAAATGGGTATAGAAGCGTTAAAAGGTTGTAGACGGGCCGTTATAAGAGGTTACTAAATAAAGGTTAAATTAAATAGGGTAAGGTGCTGATGCTTGTGCATCTTTACCCGTTATTGACCGACTTTTTTAAAAAAGTATCAGGGGTTCGCAGAGCTCCTCAGAGGTTTTTTAGTTCATTTCAGTGTTTCTCCTAGTAAGTATCCATTATACCACACCAGACCCCCCTTGTCAACCCCCTCTTATATCTTTTTATTCTAGTTATATGCAAATATAATCTAAAAAAGACTTGACTTTTGTTCTGAAAACAGGTATAATGTATACATAGACTAAAGAAAGGAACGAAGATATGGCATATATGTCACAAGAAGAAAAAAAGAATTTGTCCCCTGCAATCAAGGCCGTGCTGAAGAAGTACGGAGTCAAAGGTTCTATCGGTGTACGTCACCATAGTTCTTTGGTGGTGAACATCAAGGAAGGTGTCTTAGACTTCATAGGATGCGCTCAGGTGGGTAATGATATGTACGCAGAACGTGAAGGTGTTGCTAGTCATAAACACGCAGGGTACATACAGGTCAACCCCTACTGGGGTGCTGAGTGGGCAATGAAGGCAGGGTATGAGATGATATCTAAGTTCTACGAGGAACTGTCGGCAGCAATGCATGGCCCTAACTACTATAACAACACTGATGCAATGATTGATTACTTTGACTGTAGTCATTATATTGATATCAATGTCGGCAAATGGAATAAAGATTATGTTCTCATTTCTTAAATACATTGTTATTGCGTATTGTATCTGGATGGCACTTCAATTGGTAATCACTGTGGTTATCGTGAGTGCAGTCCACTGACCTCAGGGTCAATGTATGGCCAGTTGAGATGAATTCACCCTTACATGAAAATTATTATTGAAAATAGTTGAGAAATGCCTTGACAAACTGTTGACAACACTGTATAATAGGTATGTAGAGTAGAGAGAAGGAGTTAATACATTATGAGTTCATTTGAGAATCTAATTGCTGAGTTGAGTACTTCTGTGGGACAGGGTATCTATGATTCAGTACGTTCTAATATCATCCATGAAGATCAACACTATGGCCCAGAGAA